AAGCGGAAGAAGAGGCGGCAAGAGCAGCAGAGCAACAGGCTCAAGAAAGAAAGAAACTTCTAGAAACCTATAATGTAGATATAGCTAAAAGAAGCTCTTTAATCGGCCTTGAGGGAGAGCAACTACTCCTAACCAAGCAAAGACTTGAGAAGGAATCCCTTTTAGCTAACCTTGCAAGTAAAGGTTTAGACATAGGTGATTACGAAACACAACAGTTAGTTCAAAAGCTAGGATACCTTCAAGCTGAAGAATTAAGGCAGTTTCGTATAGATGCTGCTGAAAAGAAGCGTATTGAGAACCAGAAGAATTTAAATAAAACCCTAGCAGAGCAGAAAAAGATACAAGCTCAACTTGAGAGAAATGCCGCAGCTTATGGTCAAGCTATGGAGAAAGGTCTTATGTCAATAGTAGATGGGACTAAGACTGTGGAACAGGCTTTCCGTGACATGGCTAGAGACATTATCGCACATCTTTATAGGGTACTTGTAGTTCAACAGATGGTTCGTGGTTTTGGTGGGGCGCTTGGGGGGTCTTCTAACCCCTTCTTATCTGCTGTTGGTCAAGGTTTGTCTACATACGGTAGTGCTGAAGGTGGAGCCTATACAGGTAATGGGCCAAGATCAGGTGGATTAGATGGTAAGGGTGGGTTTATGATGATGGTACACCCAAGAGAAACCATCGTAGACCACACTAGGGGTCAAGGTGTAGGTGGTGAAGTTATTAACGTAACTCAAAATATTAATGTCTCCACAGGCGTACAACAGACTGTACGTGCTGAGATTAAACAGCTTATGCCTCAGATAGCCAACAGTGCTAAGTCGGCTGTACTAGACGCTAAGAGGCGTGGTGGTGCGTATGGAAGAGGGTTTGCGTAATGGCTATTAGTTATCCTTTGAGTTTACCTACAAGTATTGGTATAGCTCAGATAGAATTTAGAGCAGCTAATGCTGTAGCTGTATCAAGGTCACCTTTTACTTACTCCACTCAAGTTCACGCCTACTCTGGTCAGTCTTGGCAAGCAGATGTTACTCTTCCCAGTATTCGTAGAGACTTGGCTGAAGAATGGGTAGCTTGGCTTATTTCCCTTAAGGGGCAACTAGGGACTTTCTACTTAGGTGATCCTAATGCTGTAACACCCAGAGGTTCAGCTAGAGATACAGATACAATTCAAGTCTCAGGTGCTACGTCTTCTGGTAACACACTTGCTATTGATAGTGCCCCTGCAAGTCAGACGGGATACCTTAAAGCTGGTGACTACATGCAAGTAGGTACTGGGTTAAATAGACAACTGTTTAAAGTTTTAGCAGATGTTAATACGAATGGCTCTGGTCAAGCAACAGTTGACATATGGCCTGATGTTAGAACCAGTATAGCTAACAACGCTGCTGTCACTGTAGAGAATACCAAGGGTATATTTAGGTTAGCTTCTAACGAACAGGGCTTCAGTATAAACGAGGCTAGTTTCTACGGCATATCCTTCGGAGCTATGGAGTCTATTATATGAGCCGTACAATACCTTCATCACTTCTTACAGCGCTTAGTCAACCAGAGGTTAAACCTTACCTTGCTGTAGAATTTGACTTTGATAGCTCTCCTGTACGTTTATGGACAGGTTATGGTGATAGGACCATAGGAGTAGACACTTATCTAGGCGCTGGTAACTTATTATCAGTAGATAACTTTGATGAGGTTAATGACCTATCCGCTAAATCACTCACTATTAGCCTTACAGGTATCTCATCAAGTATTGTTTCTATAGCTTTATCTGAACCTTACCAGAGAAGAGGCTGTACAGTTTACCTTGGTACAGTTGATACATCTACACCCATAGAAATCTTTAGTGGTTTTATGAATGTGATGACCATTGAGGATAGCGGTGAAACAAGTGACATCTCTGTTGTCGTAGAAAGTAAATTGATTGAGTTAGAAAAAGCTAGTGATAGACGTTACACTGAAGAGAACCATGCATCGAGACACTCAGGCGATACGTTCTTTTCCTATGTAACTAAACTACAAGATGAGAAGGTTGTATGGGGCAGAGAGAACGCTTAAATAACTTTATAAGTCAGATTAAAGACAAACCATTCTCTTGGGGAGAACACGACTGCTTAACTTTTACTAACTCTGCATTTCGTGAGATGTATGGTGAGGGTTGGGCAGACGATTGGTTAGGTAGGTATAATGAGAAATCTGGCGTTAAGGCTCTACAAGAAGAATTTGGCTATAAAACCTTTATAGAAGCTGTAGACGATAAACTAACCCGCATAGATTATGTACCACCATTGGGTTCTTTGATAACTACGAAAGAAGCTAAGAGGTGGATCACAGGTTTTGCTATGGGTATATCTAATGGTAAACGTGGTGTATTTCTATCAGAGGGTGGGCTAATACACTTACCTTTTGATGTAGTAAATTATTCTTGGATTAAAGAAACATGAAAAATAACCTGCCATACAGTGTACTAAGAGAATATAACTCTTGGGAGAATGTACCTAGAGCTGCTGCTGTTGGTGCTGCTATTATGGGGAATGTGGGAACTGCTTCTCTCTTTGGATCTACTTTTCTAGGCGGTGCCCTAGCTTTCATTACTCCTCAGTATATTGTGGGATACCTAGTCACATCTCTAGTAACCTCATGGGCTATGAAGGCCCTTGCTCCAAAGTCTTCATTAAGAAGTTCTAGCTCTGCTGGCTTACTCGTAAATGCAAGGGAACCTGCGGCATCTCAAGATTTTGTATACGGAGAAGTTAGAAAAGGTGGTGTAATAACTTTCTATGAATCTAGTGGGGATGACAATACATACCTACACCAGATAATTGCTTTAGCTGGGCATGAAGTTCACAGTGTAGATGACATTTATATTAATGATCAAGTAGCTACATTCAGTGGCAACTTTGTAACAACTGCTGGGTCTGGAGACTCTGAAGTTGATTGGGATAGTAAGATCCGTATTAAGAAATACGATGGGTCACAGACAACAGCAGATAGTGACTTAGTTAGTGAGACTTCAGCTACAAGTGCTTTTGTAGGTAATGATATAGCTTATTTATACGTCAGGTATGAGTATGACCAAGATGTGTTTGCTAATGGGCTACCTCTTATTACAGCTAAAATACGTGGTAAAAAAGTATATGACCCAAGGACTGCATCTACCGCTTACAGCAATAATGCTGCACTTTGCATACGTGACTTCTTAACCAGTAGTTATGGTCTTAGTGACAACAGTATTGATGATGTTGATTTAGCTGCTGCTGCTAACGAGTGTGATGAGAATGTAGCGCTAGATGGTGGCGGTACTGAGAAAAGATATACAGCAAATGGTGTCATTAAGGCAAGCACCCCTACTGGCTCTGTACTAGAGGATCTTGTTACGTCTTGTGCTGGTACGTTGTTCTGGGGTGGGGGTAAGTGGAAGTTAAAAGCTGGTGCTTATACATCCCCAGTCAAAACTCTTACCCTTGATGACTTAAGGGGTCCAATAAACCTATCAACTCGTGTTTCCATGAGGGATAACTTTAATACTGTTCGTGGTACATTTAATGATGCAGCCCAAGACTATATTACTGCTGACTACCCAGAAATAAAGAGTACAGCGTTTATAAATCAAGATGATGGAGAAGAGGTTGCATTAGACCTTGAGTTACCATTCACTACAAGTGCTGCCTCTGCTCAAAGATTAGCTAAACTTACATTATTCCGTGGTCGTGAACAGATGACCCTATCAGCCGACTTTGGCTTAGAGGCCATGGAAATTGAAGTAGGTGATATTATAGCGTTTACTAATGCTAGGTATGGCTTCAGTGCAAAAGAATTTGAGGTAGTTGGTTGGAAGTTATCTGCTAGTGAAGATGCGGGTGACCTACGAATAAACTTAACTCTGAGAGAGACATCACAAGCTGCATTTGATTGGAACGCTGAAGAAACATCCATAATAAGTAATGATTCAGATTTACCAGCATTTACTTCTGTTGCTGCGGTGACAAACTTAACCCTCACCTCTTCTGCAATATTAAATGAAGATGGCGCAACAGTACCGTCTATTGAGGCAGAGTGGGATGAGTCGCCAAATGCTTTTGTACAATACTACGAAATACAATATAAGAGATTAGGGACTGGTGGTGACCCAGAGTTTACATCAGTATTCGGTTCCTCAAACTACTTTGTTATCTCGCCCGTCATTGTTGGCGAAAACTATCAAGTCAAAGTAAGAGCCGTTTCTGCTTTGGGCGTTAGGTCAATATTTGCAAGCGCAACACTTAATTCGCAGGGTGATACTACAGCTCCAAATGCACCTACAAGTTTGGCTGCTAATGGTGCATCTAAGTTTATAGAGATTACTTGGGTCAACCCAGCAGATAGAGATTTAAGGCACGTTGAGGTTTGGGAAAACTCTAGCAATAATTTAGGAACTGCTACATTTATTGGAAGCTCTTCCAGCAGTGGTTTTATAAGAGGTAACTTAACAAACGGCATTCAAAGATATTATTGTGTTAGAGCCGTGGACTTTAGCGACAATAAATCTGCGTTTGTAGGGAGTGTGAATGCTACTACTTTATTCGTTCAGCCCGGAGATTTTTCTTCTGCTGTAGATGATTTATTTACTGAGGCAGAAAGGTTCAACGTTAAGCCTGTTCAGTCCTTGCCTACGTCCGGTGATGCGGATGGGCAGCTTGTTTTGTTGCTGCCAGATATTACAATTTATAGGTGGGATGCTACAGCTTCAGCTTGGGAAACAGAGGTATTTACTGACACCGCAGATAATTCAATCACTGCTGGTAAGATAGCTACTAATGCGGTCGTAGCTGACAAAATAGCGGCAGGCAGTATTATTAC